AGGACAGCTATTGCACAATATCATTTGATTAAATAAAAAAAGGCTCTAGCTTTTTAGGGCTAGAGCTAAATTGATGAGTTTAAAATGAACAGTTACAGGCGACCAAGTACCTTAATAAATCTTTTAGCTCACCAATTTAAATAACACAAGTAAAAAGGGAGATTTATTTTATGAGTCATAAAGCGACTAATTGGGCGTTTCAACAAAAAGGACTTTTGCCAGCGCAAAAATTACTGTTATTACACCTTGCAGATAGACATAATCCAGATTTCGGATGTTTTCCAAGTATAAAGAAATTGACTATTGATTGCGAAATATCAAGAGGCTCAGTTATAAAACATTTACAAAATTTAGAGGATAAAGGACTAATTAAAAAGCAAGAGCGAAAGCGCGAAAATGGGTCACAAACATCTAATAACTATATATTGGGTTTTGAATTAGGGGGGGTACAATATTTAGACCCCACCCCCTTAGAAGTTAGACCCCCCCAGTCTAAAAAACATAACCCCCATAACATAGTAAGTGAACCAGTAAGTATTAGTAATATAGCAAAAAAGAAATCATCAACAATTCCTGTTAATTGGGTTTTATCAGATAAAAACATTGATGATGCTATAAAGATGGGGTTTTCTCAGTCACAATATTATGAAAATGGCGATCAATTTAAAGATTATCATATAAGTAAAGGTTCATCGTTTAAGTGTTGGGATGCGGCTTGGCGAACGTGGTTGAGGAATAGTTTAAAATTTAATAGCAATAAAAGTGATAATTTTATTAACTTAATGGCAAGAGCGGCAAGGGAGAAAAGCAGTGTATAATTTATTATCTAAACAATTAAACTCACAAGAGTTAGAAAAGCATCGAATGTGGATAGCATTAAAAGCCGAAGCATTATTAAATAAATATTTTGTTCAACCTGTAAAAGATGAAATAAAATATGAAATGATGTTAGGTTGGATGAAGGCGTTAGAGAATTTTAGTCAGCGTGAAATAGATGAAGCGTTTGTTGAACACCTAAATGAAGAACCCCGTCGAAAGCCACATGAGGGAATAATAAGAGAGCGAATAATAAACAACCGTAGGAAAAATATGGTAGCAAATAAAAAAGTTGAGCCATTACCTATTGCAGTTACAGTTGATATGGAAAAACGAAGAAAATCAGCGGATAAAATTATGAAGGAAGTATTTGGATCAAGTAAAAGGTTTAATAAATGATTGATAATGATATTCAATCCTCATCAGATATCTTAAACTCTGCTAATAATTTAGTTAGTCATAAAAGACGTAAAGAATATGGGGAACCTAAAACAAACTTTAAACGGACTGCAATTATGTTTTCGGCTTACAAAGGAATTGAATTCACTGCCGAAGATGTTTGTATGTTTATGGTATTTGTAAAACTGGCAAGAGAAGCACATAAATCTAAAATGGATAATAAACGAGATGCAGTTGGTTATTTAGCGTTAGCGCATGAAGTTAAATTATGATACAGGCAAAATGAGAGCATAAAAAATAGCTTTCCTGATCAGTAACTCCGAACCTCCCTCGGTAGTTGCTGGTCGGTTATAAGGGAGAATACAATGAATAAATGGCCTAGTGATAAAATTGAACGTAAATCAACAGATAAATTAATACCATATGCAAGAAATAGTCGAACTCACAGCGAAGAACAAATTGGGCAAATAGCGGCAAGCATTAAAGAATGGGGTTTTACTACACCAATATTAGTTGATGAAGATAATGAAATAATAGCAGGGCATGGTCGTTTATTAGCGGCTCAAAAATTAGATATAAAAGAAGTCCCTGTAATGGTTGCTGAAGATTGGACAGAGGCACAAAAGAAAGCATACGTTATTGCTGACAATAAGTTAGCGTTAAATGCTGGTTGGGATAATGAAATGTTAAAGGTGGAGATAGATAATTTAAAGGACTTAGATTTTGATATAAATTTAACTGGTTTTAATTTAGATGAATTGTCAGAGTTATTTCCCGATGATGAGGTCATAGGTTTAACTGATGAAGACGCTGTTCCTGAAGCACCAATTAATCCTGTAACAATTGAGGGTGATGTTTGGTTACTTAATAATCACAGATTAATGTGTGGTGATAGTACAAACATTGATGCGGTTGATAAACTAATGAATGGTTTAAAGGCTGATCTGGTATTTACCGATCCACCATACGGCATGAGCTATGGTGGTGGAAGAGCGCGCGGTGATGATGCATTAAATAAAAAAGGCGGCGTCCTAATTAAAGCTCATGGCATGATTAAAGGTGATGATCTGCAGGGCGACAACTTAATTGGTTTAGTTAGGGACGCATTAGCTACTGCTAAAACTACTAGCAAAGCTGGTGCGGCTTTTTATGTATGCTTTACTTGGCGAACTTATAAGGAATTTGAAAACGCTTTAAATGAGTGCGGTTTGTCAGTGAGTAACTGCATTGTCTGGGACAAGAAAAGCATCGGTCTAGGCAATGCCAATTATCGTCCTCAACATGAGTTTATCTTCTATTGCAAAGGCGGTGTCTGGCAGGGTGATAAAAGCCAGAGCGATGTCTGGTATATGAGCAGAGGTGCAACAGGAGACTACGTGCATCCAACTCAGAAGCCAGTCGAGCTTATTGAACGTGCCTTGATCAATAGCAGTAAAGCTGGAGACAGCGTTCTTGATCTGTTTGGTGGCTCTGGAAGCACACTGATAGCCGCTGAAAAGACAGGGCGTAATGCTCGCTTGATGGAGTTAGATGAGAAGTATGTCGATGTTATTGTTCAACGGTGGGAAGAATTTACTGGTAAACAAGCAATTCACGCAGAAACAGGAGTTAAATTTAACAATGGCTAATGGAGAAAGTGGCAGACCTTTAAAAGTATTAACTGACGACCAAAAAAGGGAATTAGAAACATTAGCGGCTGTTTTATCAACAGATCAAATTGCTGATTATTTTGGTATCGGTAGAACAACATTTTATGCAATAATGGAACGAGAGCCAGATATTTCCGAACGCTATAAAAAGGGAAGAGCAAAAGCTGTAGGTAATATTGCATCTAATTTAATAAATAAAGCACAAAATGGCGATTTAGGAGCGCAAGTCTTCTATTTAAAAACTCAAGCTGGGTGGAAAGATACTACTGCTGTAGAACATACCTCGCCTGATGGATCAATGACACCTACAAAGATAGAGCGAATAATTGTCGACCCTACAGATTAAAACGCCAAGATGGGTGCTTCCTATAATAACAAGTGACCATCGTTATAAAGGTGCTAAAGGTGGTCGAGCATCCGGTAAATCACATTTTTTCGCTGAAGCTATAATTGAAAGACATATACAAGATGCAAATAGTAGAACAGTTTGTATAAGGGAAGTTCAGCGGTCGTTAAAGTTTAGTGCAAAACAATTATTAGAAGATAAAATAAAAGCATTAAATGTTGAGCATATGTTTGAGATTATGGGGACAGAAATACATAACAGGCAAGGTAATGGAATAATAATATTTCAAGGGATGCAAGATCATACTGCTGAAAGTATTAAATCATTAGAGGGGTTTGATATAGCTTGGTGCGAAGAAGCTCAGTCATTATCAAAGCGATCAATAGAGTTATTAGACCCTACATTGAGAAAAGATGGCAGTGAGTTATGGTTTAGCTGGAATCCGCGAAATGAAACCGATGCAGTAGAGCAACTCTTTACAAACAATAATCAAGCAAAAGTAGTCCACGTTAATTATTTAGATAATCCTTTTTGCCCAGAAGCAATGTTTACTTTAGCAGATCACGCAAAACAATCAGATTACGAACGCTATAATCATATTTGGTTAGGGGATTATGAAAAATATAATGAAGCACAAATATTTTACGATAAATGGAAAATAGAAGATTTTGTTGTAGCTGATAATTGGGGAAACCCTTATTTTGGTGTTGATTTTGGTTTTCGACCTGATCCTTTAGTTGCTGTCAAATGTTGGGTTTACAATGATAATTTATATATAGAAAAAGAGGCATATGGTGTTGGAGTAGAAATAGACAAGACAAAAGAGTTTATTTGTGATACCATACCAGAGTTTGATAAATATATAAGTCGGGCAGACTCAGCAGAACCTAAAACAATTAGTTATTTGCAAAGGAATGGTTTACCTCGTATGGAAGGTGTTAAAAAGTGGCCTAATTCAATTGCTGAAGGCGTGAGGTTTATTCGCGGATTTAATTCTGTTATAATACATCCAAGCTGTAAAGGTTCAGCAGAGGACTTTAGATTATATAGCCACAAGACAGATAAATTAAGCGGTGATATTTTGCCAGATATATTAGATGCAAACAACCACAGTCCAGACGCAGTGCGTTACGCACTTGCTCCATTAATTAAAGCGCAATCATCAGGAAAAATGGTAATTAGGATATGAGCAATTCAGTTAGTAAAATAAGTAAAGAAGTAGAAGAAATGTTATCGTTATCAGCACCAGTTAGAGATTTAGTTGAAGGTGGTGCGCATATGCGAGACTTAGGTGTGAAATATTTACCACAGTTTCCACAAGAAACCGATGATGATTATAATGCAAGAGTTGCGTCAAGTTGGTTATTTGATGGAGTTGGCAAAACTATAGAAGATTTAAGTGGAAAAGTATTTGATCAACCTGTTATGCTAGCAGAAACAAATACCGATTTAGATGTCTGGGCATTCAATATTGATTTAGAGGCAAGAGATTTAAGCCAGTTTTCTAAAGATGTATTTTCAGATGCTCAAAGGTCTGGAATATCATTTATAATGGTTGATGCTCCTTTAAGAGACGTAAACTTAACAAAAGCGCAAGCATTACAGGGAAACTTTAGACCATATTTTGTACATTTAAGATTAGAAGATGTTTTAGGTTGGAAATGGGAAATAATAAACAACGCTCCTAAATTAACACAAATACGAATTATGGAACGTGTAGCAACTGAAAGCACTGATGAATTTGTTCCTGATAAATCAATACAAATAAGAGTTTTAACTCTACCAGTCGAGGAAAAAAGAATTATTGGCACAGTAAATGTTCGTATTTATTGTCAAAACGAAAGAGACGACTGGTATTTACATGAAGAATATGGAACTGGCATGACAGAAATAATGGTTAAGCCAGTTGATATTGGTCGCAAAAGTTTCTTTAATGCAGAGCCTCCACATAGCAGACTAGCCGAGATCAATTTAGCTCACTGGCGGTCGCAATCCGATCAAGCTAATATTATGCACCATGCTCGCGCACCAATGAAATATTTTCATGGTTATAGCAGAGAAGATTTGCAAGCATTTACTGAGGGTGCTGGATATGCTTTTTGGTCTAGTAATGAAAACGCTAAAATAGGTGTTGTTGAACATTCGGGTGCGGCAATAGACGCTGGTCGGACAGAATTAAAAGATATGGAGTTTCAGATGCAAGCAATGGGACTACAGCTTATTGTTTCGCGTTCTGGTACAACAACAGCAACTGGCGACATGATTGACGAGAATAAAATAAATAGTCGGTTGTCAATGTGGGCTGACACTCTAAAAGATAGTTTAGAAACGTGTTTTAGTTGGATGGCAGATTTATCCAATATAAATGCTGAAATAGAAATAACAATAAACAAAGATTATTCAGCAACTGCAATGAGTCATATTGATATGGACTCGCTAAATAAAATGCACTTAGCCGGAGTAATATCTAAGCAAACTTATATAGAAGAAGCAAAAAGGCGTGGTATATTAGCTGAAAATGTTGATGCAGAAGATGAAATAGAAATGGTCGCAGATCAATCAATGGATATGCCAGACGATGTCATTATCTGATGATATAGCCGATGCGACAATACGTCATCAAATATATTTACAGCGTTATAAATCTAGCGTTGTAAAACAAATATTAAAATTGCTGGATAATGTTGAGGGCGATATTGTATCTGACTTAGCTAGAAGGGATTTACAAAAGCTAACGCCTAAACAATTAGGTGGCCTTTTAACTAATCTAAAACGCAAAATTAAAACAGGTTATAAACCTTTAATAGATAAACTATCTGACGAGGTAAAAGAGTTAGGTTCGTATGAAAAGCAATTTCAAATGAATATGTTTGATAAATTAATACCTTTAAATTTAAGTTTAATATCACCAAGTAATGAACAGATTTATGCGGCCGCTAGAGCAAGACCGTTTCAAGGTTTATTATTACGAGAGTGGTATAACGGAATGCCAGATGGAACATTTAGACGAGTTAAGTCGGCTATTTCGCAAGGATATGTTGAAGGGCAAACAACACAGCAAATTATAAGAACAATTAGGGGAACTAGAGCGCAAGCTGGTATCATAGAACAATCACGACGAGGAGCAGAGGCAACTGTTAGAACTGCTCTTGCACATACTGCAAACGTAGCTAGAAACGAAATATACAGAAGGAATCAATCTCGCATTAAAGTTGTTCAATGGGTATCAACTTTAGATGGTAGAACAAGCGCAATTTGTAGAGCATACGATGGTAAAGTATTTCCACCTAAATCTGGGGCAAGGCCACCAGTGCATATTAATTGTAGATCAACAACAATTGCAGTCTTTAAAACAGCTAAACAATTACAGAAAATGTTAAAGATAAAGAAAGTGCCGGTGGCAACTAGAGCAAGTATGAACGGACAAGTGGCGGCTGATTTAAATTATAATGATTGGTTAAAAAAACAACCTAAATCATTCCAAGATGAAGTGTTAGGAAGAAAAAAGGGAGATTTGTTTAGGGCTGGTGTTCCAATGGATAGATTTATTGATAAAGCTGGAAATGAACTAACCTTAGACGAATTAAAAGAGCGAGAAAATTCATCGTGGGTCAAAGCTGGCCTGTAACTTAGCAAAAGAAGGAAATACAAATGGTTTTAAAATATACATTAGATAATTTAGAGGGAATGGATGAAAATGTGCAATCGTTATACAAGGAAGATAACGGCACGTTTAAATTACAAGTTAATGGCGTTGTTCCTCAATCAGAATTTGATGCAGTAAAACAAAAGTTAGTTGATGCAACTGAGGAAGCGGTTAGAAGGCGAAAAAGTAATGAACGCTGGCAACAATTAGGTGAGTCCCCTGATGTTGTCGAAGAATTATTAAAGAACAAACCACAACCATCAGAAGATCAAGAACGAATTATAACCGAAATAAAAGACAGTTATGAAGCAAAAATAAAAGCGGCTGATGAAAAAGTACACTCGCTTAATAAAAAAACAGCTATTAATGAATTAAAAGTAAGATTAGCAGAGCAAAATGTGTTGATTGCTGGTGTCGAGCCTTTAACTTTAATGGCACAAAACAGAATTTCATTTGACGATGATGGAAATGTTCGTATAATGTCAAAAGATAGTACAAATCCCCAAGCTGGTTCGGGGGCTAATGGATATGCAACAATATCCGATTTAGCAAAAGAATTAGTAGAGTCGGAAACTGGTCAGCTATTTGTAAAAGATGCTGGAGTTTCGGGTGGAGGCAAACCACCAGCGTCACAAGGCACTTCGCCTAATAAATCAAGCGTGACTCGTAAACAATTTGATGCAATGTCACAATATGAACGGTCACAATTCGCAAAAGATGGTGGAAGAGTCTTTGACGGCTAACACCTCATTAAAAGGAGCTATAAGACATGGCAAATGTTTTAACTGACTTAGCCGCAGACATTTATACAGCGGCTGACATCGTAGGTCGAGAACTAGTCGGCTTTATTCCAGCAGGGACTATTAATGCTAACAGCATTGAGACAGCCGCAGTTGGACAAACTGTTCGCTCATTCGCAACACGCGAAGCAACAGCAGTAACTATAACACCCTCAATGACTATTCCAGAAGGAACAGATCAAACGGTGGATAATAAAACACTTACTTTAACTAAACAAAGAGGTGTTCAGATACCATACACAGGAGAAGATGTACGTTTTCTTAATGGTGGTGCTGGTTACGAAACTGTTTATGGGGATCAAATTGCACAAGCAATGAGAACTCTAGTAAATGAAATCGAAAGCGACCTTGCACTTGAAGCAAATCAAAATGCGTCAAGAGCTGTAGGAACTGCCGGAACAACTCCATTTGCATCAAACTTTGATTTAGTTGCAGAAGCACGTCAAATTTTAGCTGACAATGGTATGCCAACAAATGACAACAGAACATCGTTAGTTATGAATACAGCGGCATCAACTAAGTTGCGAAACTTGGCACATTTACAACGTGTTGATCAAGCTGGTGGTAGCGAATTACTCCGACAAGGTGTTTTATTAGACTTGCAAGGTGTAATGATGCGAGAGTCTGCTCAAGTTGTTTCACATACAAAAGGTGCTGGAACTGGGTATCTAATTAACAATGGATCTGGCGAAGCGGCTGGACAAACAACACTCACATTAGACACAGGAACAGTTAATACAACTGGTATTGTTGCTGGTGATGTTGTTACATTTGCGGCTGATACGACAAATAAATATGTTGTCAATACAGGTCTAACCGCAGTTGCCGGTGATATTGTTATTGGTGATAATGGTTTACAAGTAGCAATTGCAAATAATAACGCAATGACTATTGGTAACAGTTTCACAGCAAACATAGTAATGCACCAAAAAGCAATGGAACTAGCAATGAGAGCACCAGCAAAACCAATCGGTGGTGATGCGGCTGTTGATGTGTTAGTTGTACAAGATCCAAATTCTGGTCTTGTATTTGAAATTTCTGTTTATAAAGGTTTCAGCAAAGCAATGATCCAAGTCGGATGTGTATGGGGCTATAAAGCATGGAATAGCGATGCAATCGCGATCCTAATGGGATAGTTAAATAATATGGTGAGGGGCTTTATTAGCCCTTCATCGATTTAATTATAACAATAGAAATAAAATATAGGATTTAGATATGGCAATTGTTACAACTGTTGGAGGAAGCACCACAAATTCGTATATAACTGTTGCTGAATATAGTGCTTATGCCGATAATTTTGGGTGGAATATTGGTGGAGATACAAGCAATCATGAAGATCAATTAAGACGAGCCGCAGTTTATATTAACAGAGTTTATAATTTTGTAGGCGATGCTCAATATCAAACACAAGCAATGGCATGGCCTAGATTAACAACTCTGCTCGTTGATGGATGGCCTATTGATCCAGATACTGTTCCACAAGATATAAAAGATGCACAAGCTGAATTAGCTTTTCTAGTTCATGGCGGTACGGATTTATTAGCAACTGTAACAGGTGGCGCAACAAGAAGAACAAAAAGCAAAGCTGGTGTTGTTGAAACCGAAACAGAATATGCCAGTTTCAGAGAGACTCCACGTTTTGTTGCAGTAGAAGGTTTATTATCACCGTATGTGGTGTTTGGTGGTTCACAAATTAAGGTGATGAGAGGGTGACAACAGTAGCGCAAATAGCAGACACTGCATTTGATAATGTATCTTTAGCAATAACAGATGCAATTAAGACTGCTAGTTTGTCTTATGTTTCAAACGGAAATTATAATTATGATACAGGAGCGTATGCAACAACAACAACTACAATAACAGGACGCTGTGTTATTGATAGCTCAACACCGTCTGATGATATCTTTCCAGATTATGTTTTAGGTTCGCATGAGCAAATGATGTTATTAGAAGGGTTTTCATCCGTTCCAGTTGAAGGATGGACTTTAACATTAGGCTCTAAAACATATACAGTTAAAAAAGTGCAAGATATTGTCGGGGCTGGGGCTATACAAATGATTGTAGCATTGGAAATACCAGCATGAGTTCACGAGATTTTATAATGCAAATAGACGCTGAATGGAAAGGCAAAGAAGAGGATATTTTGGAAGTATTTGCTGACGCAACGAATGATGCTTTAACAGGCATAACCTTAAAGGCTCCTGTTGATACAGGTCGTTTTAGAAGTAATATTTTAACGTCAATAGATGTTCCTGATATAACCACATTACCTAAAGTAACAATAAAAACAGCAAATGATGTTATTGCAGATGGTCAGCGCAAAATATATGGACGTAAAAGATTAACAAAATATTATATTCAAAATAATCTGCCTTATGCCATGAAATTAGAAAATGGCTGGTCAAAGCAAGCACCTCAAGGAATGATTGCAATAACAATGAATGAACTACAACACAAATATGATGGAATGATTATATGACTTTTCAACTAGAACGAAAGTCGATTGAGAAATATTTAGTGACGGCATGGGGAAACGCCACGCCTATTGGTTTGGATGAACATGAGTTTGAACCGATAGCAAATTGCCTTAAACTAAGTATTGTTAATGGAACAACTATGCAAGGCTCTATTGGTAGAACAGATAATAGGATAGAGCATTTAGGCAATGTGTTTATTAACATTTATACGACTGGTGGCGAAGGTTCAGCCACTTGGCGTGGTTATGCGGAAACTTTGATGGGTCTGTTTTTTAATAAACGATTAGATAATGCTGGTAATGTAGCATCAACTAATGAATTTATAAGATTTAGTCCTGTTAATCAACACCCATATATTTCTGGGACAATTTCTGATATACCTTTTAACATAGCAACCATAACCGCGCCATTCGTGCGCTATTCATATCAATAGGAGGCCAATATGACAGGCTCAGCATCAAACCAGCTTAGATCGGCTTATGTGGCCGAAAGCACCGCTGGAACTACACCTTCATCACCATCGTTTGTTACGAGTGATGTTCCAATATTAATAAACGCAACTCCAAATATTTACGAAAGTAAAACTCTAGCCGCTGGCGGTGCAAGGGCTGGAACAGGAGTATCAGGATTAGATGTTTCTGGAACAATGAGTGGAACATTTATTTATGGGAATTACGACACTTGGCTTGAGACATTATTTCAAGGTACATTTGCAACTAACGTGTTAAAAGACGCAAAAGTTGTAAAAACGGTAACTGTGGAGAATGCTATACCAGCCGGTGTTGGTGGGACAAATACCATGATGAGATATAGAGGTGTTCAAGCTACAGGTGGTTCTCTTACACTAACATCTGACGCAGATGTGCAGTTTTCATTTGATGTTCAAGGTATAGGTTCGGACATAGCAACAACGTCAGCAATAGGCAGTTCATCATATGCAAACCCAACTAATAAAATACCACTTCAATCAGGTGTGGATGTTGGAACGATTGTTTATGACGGATATACTTTAAATTGTATGGAAAGTTCTACTTTAACATTCACATATGAAAACAGAGAGCGTCAAACAAAGTTAGCAAGCAATGATTTGTGCGGCATAACCAGAGGTGCGCTTGTACCAAGTATAACAGCTAGAATTTATGTAGAAGCTAACTTTTTAGCCATATAT